CTTGTAAAAAGAGCAGTACGTTCTGAATTATTAACTGAAGGAGGATACCTTCCGGTCAAGGCTATAGGATTACGAGAACCTTTTAAAGTTCGAGTAATCACTTGTGGTCCTGAGGGAAGATATTATCTATCGCGTTATATTCAGAAAGCGGTACACGGTCATCTTCGGAAAGAACAGACATTTCAGTTGATTGGTAAACCCTTTACAGTGGATAGTTGTGAGAAAATAGGAAGATTGGTGGATGATGAAGTATTTGTGAGTGGTGATTTCAAAGCGGCAACTGATAATTTAAATCCGAAATTGTCAGACTTAGCAGCAAGATTGATCGGAGAGAGAGGAATGTGGGATGATGAGTGGGTCGAATTATTTCGAGACACTCTCACCAAACATGCTTTCTTTATGAATCAAACTTTTGAGAACCAAGCATGGGGACAACTAATGGGATCTCCCACTAGTTTTCCTATCTTGTGTTTGATAAATGCTGCAGTTACCAGGTACGCTATTGAAGAGGATTTGAAGATGAGAGGTTTATTTGTGAAAAGCCTTCCATTGGATAAGACTTCTATACTCATAAATGGTGATGACGTTGCATTCAGAATCTCGCCAAAAGGCTATGATTACTGGAAACAGTGTGTCGCCGCTGCTGGCTTAATTCCTTCTCTAGGGAAGAACTTTACTAGCAGAGACTTTGTTATGTTGAACACCAAGGTGATGAGGTATAAATGTCAGGAGACCATTTTTGGCCCTGAATATTACTTTAAACATATTCCCTATTATAATATGGGACTTCTTGTTGGAAGCAATGGAAAGAGGATTGTTGATAAGGATGGTGAAAGTTGTGATATTAATGATGAAAAGGTAACAGTGTGTCCTTCTAGTGATCCTAGGACACCTGATTTGGCGAGTCTGTGTAATGACTTCATCGACGGATTTCCCTATGAACAACAAGTGGAAATGGTCGGTGAATTCATCAAGGCTTGGAGACCGGTCCTAGATAATCTTCCCAAGGGAATGTCGTGGTTTATGCCACAACACCTTGGAGGACTAGGTCTCCCTTGCGTCGGTCAGAGTTATAAGAAGGTCTTCTCCTTCTTGCAACTGAAGTTAGCCGCATATCTAACCTCTACACCATCCCATAGTTGTGAATTAATTTCTATGGGGGGATTGTCTAAAAGCGATTCCTTCAGCCTATATAACCAGGCAACTATGTTATTGAAAGATGACTTAAAGAAGATAAATTTTATTGTACCGTACACTTCAGAATATAGTAACGTTTCTGAAGATCCCACATCACACTACTTGGCTAGCGTAATATCTGAACAAACGCCCTGGAGTGTTCATTACTCGGAGACAGATAAGGAGGAAAGATTTCAAGCCTGGAGAAAAGGTTTTGAGAGATTGTGGAAGGATTCCAGGGATTCAACCTGGATCCCATCCGGACCAATCTATCATCAAATTTCTCAAGGAAGATTCTATCCTGATTATCGAGGTCTCAAGATAATGGGCTCTAGAGCTAGTTGTTCACTCAGTGGTCGAGGTGATCGAGATAAGTGTATAGGAAGACGAAGTTGCGTTTCAGGTGAGTACATTTTAGGTCCGCGTGTCATGACTAAAAATCCATATCGTTCAATATTATTTGACGAAATTGAGGATAATGTCATGCAGGGCTATGTAACTCCTTACTCCCGATTCGATTCCCGTACTATCTACGATGATCTCGACTAGTGAGATTGTTCAGGTACCCCCACGTCGACAGATTGATTGTGCTTTGTCAATCCGCG